AATTTAATTCATAAGCTTCGTTCACGTTATTTAGCTGAGAATAGAGATAAGTATTCTAATTCTTTAGGCTCTGAGAAAGACTCTAGAGCTTCAACAACAATTAGTCAGTTAATTGATAAGTTTGATGGAGCAATGGACTTTGCAGCTAGAAGGGCTTTTAGTTTAAAACCTGAAACACTAGCTGAATATGAGAAAGTAACTAAGACGTACCGTGAAGGTATCCAAGGTTTACAGACAGATGCTATTCAACAAGCTATGTCTAAATACCCTGAAGATGTGGGAGGTTTCTTATTTGCTTCAGGTAAAGAAACACCTATCTCTCAGCTTTATAAGTCTGTAGCTGCTGCTGGTACGTTGTCTAAGAAGTCTTCTAAGGAAGTACTAGATTCTCTTAGGTATGGTTATTTAGAGGCGATGACCCACACACCTGAAAATATGCTTAAGTTTGCTGATGAAGTAGCACAGAATAAAGCAACTCAGAATACTTTTAAAGCTTTGTTTGGTGGTACACCTCAATATAACGCTATCTTGGCTATGAATGAAGCTGCTAAGAAAGGTCTGGTATCTGTTGAAAGACAACCCGGAATGAACATGCGTACAGGTGCTGCTGTAGCTAACATTGGTGCTCCTGTTGTAGCTGTAGGTACTGGTTATGCTTTCTTGTTAAGCCCTGAGCAACAACAGAAGATTAAAGATAACTTTGTTGAAGCTAGTATTGCAGGTGGTGGTCTTATTTTTAGTCAGCGTAAGTTGGCTAAGATCATGGCTGATCCTAAAGGTGCTAAAGCTATAACTTACTTATCTCAAGCTAAAGATAAACTTGGAAGTCCTACAGCATTTACTAAGTTAGTTGTAGAACCTCTAGCTAACTTCTTTGGCCCTTCTAATGAGTCAGGTGACACAGGAATGTTTGGTCAGTCAATGGGTGTAGACTGGTCTACCGTACCTGTAAAGTAACTCCCCATGAAGAGGCTAACTCTAGCCCTTCTCATCATCTTTACGAGTTTTATAGCGACAGCTGGCTTCGACCCTAATGCAGATAGATGTGTTAAGTGGGCATGGAGGTGGGCTGATGACTATAAGACTCGTATTGTCGTGTGTCTAGAATGGAAGAAGAAAGCAGACAAGAAATGATTGATCCTCTAACAGCTCTAGCGGGTATACAGTCAGCAATTAGCATGGTCAAGAAGGCTAGTAAAGTAGCTAATGACCTAGGTTCTCTTGCACCCATGATTGGCAAGATGTTTGATGCTAAGAGTGTAGCTACAAAGGCTATGCTTCAGGCTAAGCAGTCTGGTAAGGGTTCCAACATGGGGACTGCATTACAGATTGAGATGGCTTTGGATCAAGCCAGAGCCTTTGAAGAAGAACTTAAGATGCTCTTCATGCAGACAGGTAAGATTGATGTATGGAACAAGATTAAAGCTAGACAAGCTGACATGGACTTAGCTGATGCTAAGGAGCTTAGTGCTCTAAAGAAGGCTGAGAAAGCAGCTAAGGAGAAAGAACAAGAGATGAATGAGATAGCCATGATTATTGGTGGTGTCTTCTTTGTCCTCTTCTTAGTGTTTGTTGGTGTCAATGAATTAGTGAACTTCTGTGCAACTACTCAAAGGTGTGGACGTTGAATGAATATCAAAAGACATTTGACTTAGCCTTGAAGATATTTGTCTATGGATGTGTAGCTCTGTACTTCTTAGGCTTCCTTAAGTTTCTCCCTGACGATCTCTCCAATAAGATTGTTGCTTTATTACTCAGTAAGATAGGATTATAATATGTTAGATATGTTAGGTGGTGGTTTACTCGGCAGTATCTTCGGAGGTCTATTCCGAATGGCTCCGGAAGTCCTTAAGTGGCTAGACAAGAAGAATGAGCGTTCACATGAGCTGAATATGTTTCAGTTCCAGTGTCAATTAGAGGCTCAACGAGGTGCTCAGAGGTTATCTGAGATTGGTGCTCAACGTGAAGCTGCTATTGATGTAGGTGTCATGGATGCCTTCCAGTCAGCTATTGAGCAACAGACTGAGATGGTTAAAGCTGCTGGAGCTGGATGGGTAGCCTCATTGTCAGCCTCTGTACGTCCTGTGGTGACTTACTGGATTCTAGCTCTGTGGTCATTTGTGCACATCTGGTTGTCCTACAATGCTTGGGTGTCAGGTATGCCTCCACTGGATGTCTTTAAAGTTATGATGTCAGCTGACTTTGCAGCCTTGGTATCAGGTACTTTGAACTATTGGTTCCTAGACCGTACATTGTCTAAACGAGGTCTATAATGGATCTGAGTATTGCAGCTGAGCTGTGCAAGAGGTTTGAAGGGTTTAGAAGTAAGCCCTACCTCTGTCCTGCTAATGTAGCTACGATAGGTTATGGTAGTACATACTACGCTAACGGTACTAAGGTAACTCTGCAGGATGCTCCCATGAGTGAACCTGAGGCTGCAGAGCTTCTCATGAAGGAGCTTGAGCATACTTACCTGCCGGGTGTATTAAGATACTGTCCTATTCTAGCTACTGACAACAGGAAGCTTAATGCCATTGTTGACTTCACCTACAATCTGGGTGTTGGTAGACTACAAAGCAGTACACTTCGTAGGAAGATTAATGCTCAGGAATGGGATGCAGCTAAGGAAGAGCTACTGAAGTGGAACAAGGGAGGTGGTAAAGTACTTGCTGGCCTTGATAAGCGAAGGAAAGCTGAGATAGCACTGTTCTAAGATACAGAAAAGCCCCAAAGGATCACTCCTAAGGGGCTTTTTTAGTAGCTACTGCTAGTCTAGGATAAAGGCTATGGTTATAAAGCCTATATGTAAGTAGATGACTTGGTTAGCTTCCTCTGACATGTTGTTCTCATCATCCATGATGTATAGTTCATCAGCTTCTATGCCAAAGACTAAGCCAGTCTTGAATTCAAAGTCTAGTATCATATCTCACACGCACCAGCGGTACACGCTAGTGTCTGAGCACCTTCTACATTGTCAGTACCTTCAACCAGTTTATCCCAATCAATACCAGCTGGCATAGCAGCAACCATTGCATGATACTCTTCTTCAGTCATGGACTCATAAGGAGCTTGTCGATATGTTCCACCATCCATCGGTAGGAAGCTCACACCTGTAATCTCATCAAAGTTATTCCACACCCATGCACCAACTTCAGGCCACTCAGTCTCAGTCACTGAGATAGTCACAGATGGCTTGTGCTCACAGTAGTGACGCTGGAACAGTAACCACAGCTTCAAGTGTTGGATAGCATTCAAGTCTTCACGCAGTACAGCACCCTTCTCAACTCGCATGGGGAAGCTAAAGATAGTTGTGCTATCTGGCTTCATCACACACAGCTCAGATGGGAACCCTTGCTCTTTCAAGAATGCAGTCAGAGGGTCTTTGTTATCAGACCGTACACGACGAATAAAGTACTGACTGTGCTGAGGGTGGATACCAGAAGCAGTGCCTGTAAGCTGAGAGACAGTCCCCTCTGGCTTAATGGCAGTAATGGCAGCACTACGATTAATACCGATAGCGTCAGCAAACTCAGCGTTAGTGTCAATAGCAACATTCTTCATTCCTTCCAAAATAGCTGGTAGTTCAACACTATCAGGATTATTCAACAAGGCATTGTCCAAGATACCAGTCATAGACACACCCAGCAAACGCTCATCTTCAGTGTTTGTCTGCCACACCTTACGCAGGTACGGGAAGTTAGTCATCGTCGATTGAAAAGTCCCCAGAATAGTAGCCAAGCGCACTTTATTCCGTAGAGTATCCACACTATCATCGCTCCGAACAATAACAGAAGACAGATTACAGAATTGATAAGGTCTAAGGATAATCTCACTGCAAGGGTTTGTACCCCACTCTTTACCCAATTCCCTACGTCCACTCTTAGCTGCTTGAAGTTCACTTGCATAACGGTTAAAGATACCTCGCTCTCCAGAATGTGATTCATAAATGCTTGACCACTCACGCATGAACTTACCTACGTCAGGCTTGACTTCGTAGATGGCACTGTTGTTAGCCAAGGCACGTTGACCATTACCGTCCCACCAGTTACCAGCTTTAGCGTGAGCCATACGGTCATCACTCAAGTCTGACAGTGAGATCATTGCTGATCGTCGTACACCACCGACAACCACGACCTCTCCGACCTTACATAGAATATCGTGTGCCTCAAGTGAGGTGAGCTTCCGTCCAACCGCTTTATGGAACTTTGCAACCACATACTTGAAGAGGTCAACGAGTGGTTCTGGCCCTGATGCTCTTCCACCAAAGGTCTTAAGTCTCGCTCCTGCCGGACGTACACCTGAAACATCCCACTTAGGCACTTCTCCAGCGTATAGCAAGGCAATGACTTGTCGTAAGGCTTTAGCCCATCCCTCTTTGGAGTCCTTAACATTAATGACAGTGCCACTATTGTACAACTCAGTTGGAATCTCAGGTAACTTAGATACATACTTTTGCTCCACACTAAAGCCTACACCAGTACCACACAGGAGGATGTACATAGCCTCATCAAAGGCTTTGGGATCATCAATAGGTAGGTATGAGCAGTTATAACCTGCAATGTTCTGACGCTCTAAAGCATCACCAGCTGTCATGATGCTTCGCATTGATGGCATCACTTCTAAGTTAGTCACAGCATTCTGCAGCTCATCACGCAATGGCTGTGTCAGTGTGTAGTCATGCTTGTCTTGCAAGTGCTTGGTCATGAAGTCAAAGTAACGATTCACAGTCTCAGGCCAGTGCTCTCTCCGGCCTTTATCATCCAAGTAGCGAGAGTAGCGGCTCTTGCCAATGTATTCTTGGTATGGTGTCATAGTTGTATTCATTTAGTCTAGTTCCTTTATTAAATATTCTTGTTTCTTCTCAATCACATCATCAAATCTTTCGACAAGGTCATCACTCTGGAGTCCTAACAGTTCCACGAGTGTGACCTCATCTAAACGCTTGAGAGCCTCTTTCAGTTCTTCAAATGTTATGTTTAACACGTTTATCAATCTCTCTGTCAATGTACCACTTAGCCTTCTTCAGGTCTTCAATGGCATCTTGCTTAAGGTCACACCGCCAGATGTACTTGATTGCATTACCCAAATTAAAGCCCATGTGCTCAGTAACTTGGATACATTCAATACCTGACGGGTGCTCAGTGTAGTGAGGAGGTCTGTTAACTACATCCTTAGCTCTTTGAAAGAACTCATCTATCTCTTCATCATCCTTGCAGTCTACCCACTCTTTAATGGCTTCACTTAGAGGTTTAGCTGCTTCTCTAATGAAAATGCTACGATTAACCCACTTGTCATAATTAGTACAATCATTACAAGGATGGATACCAATATCTAATTCACCATAAAAGCAAGTCCTACATTCAACTGTTGCCATACTTCCTCCCTAAGTATTCTACGCTTAAGAACATCTCATCGAAGTGACCATCCTGTACTTCATTCATCATAAGTAATCCCCTCCAGTGTCTGTTACTCAGTTGATCCATATAACTCTCATCGTGGAGATAGTAAGAGCCAACGATGATAGCACAAATAGGCTTCCCATCAGCACGCTTACCATAGGCAATCTGCTTACCCTGTTGATGTCCAGCAACACAAGACATATGAAGCTTGTTAATAATAGCACTAGCAGCACCAGCTGGCCTTCCCATCGCACCAACAGGCCAGTAGTGATTAAAGCCAACACCATTAATGAACACAGGATGAAGGAAACCATGTACTTCCCAATCTTTCTCATACTCAAGATCCTTTGTAGATATTAAGCCTTCCAGTGTAGGATTGTTATTGACAGCCCTATCGATACGGTTCTCATGGTTCCCTAAAGTCATCACCATACGAGGCTTATACACCTTGTGCTTAGATTCCTTCTGAGCCTTCTGAGCTTCCCTCAAAGGAGCCAGTAACAACTTCATGGCCTCCTTAGCAGCTTCAACGTCCTTCTTGTAGCGTAGACCTTCAAAGTACTTACTCCCCTTGATGTCATGGCTACTAAGGCTTGGCATATCTGCAAAGTCACCTATGTTAACCACCACATCAGGCTTGTAATCGACAATGGCTTTACCAGCCCATGTCAGGTGCTCCAAAGGTACACCCTCTTTAATCTGACAGTCCGGTATTACTAAAATTTTCAATGTCATCCCCTTCAACTGTTAGTTTCTCTCCGCTGCGTATACCAGCTTTGATAGCTTCTAGGATACCAAAGGTAAGTAATGATTGAGCTTCATCATGAGTTAAGTCAAACTCATAAGTTGCACTGCCATCACTATGTTCTTTAATCAGATTTACGTTCACTTTCAGCCTCCTTCAAGAATGCTTTAGCATCACCTACGTACATGAAGTAACCTAAGCAAACAGCAATGGCTGCATTGACTTTCAAGTTATCTTCAATGTCTTCAGGATGGCTACTGAATCCACCATTGATAGTATTCAGGTAAGACTCTTTGAGCTTACTGACTACCAGTACATCTGTGAAGTCATCCCAAGCATTGCGAAGATCAGCTGACTTCTCAAGTTCTTTAATTAGGTTATCTAACATAATCATTTACCCTTTTCCTTTAACCATGACAGTGGAATATCTTTATCGGCATACTTGAATCCATGCTTAGTGCACCAATCCCCGTATGTAGTTTGGCTTATCTTAGAAAGCTTAGACCTAGAGTTACTGAAGACAAATCTAATATCAAGTTCAGGATGTTGTTCCTTCACCATCAAATGTTTCTGTCTATCAGCAGTCACGAATCTGCCCTTGCTCTC